CTATAGCTAACCTGGGGTCGTGGAATTGGTGAGGCATTTTGTCTGCCATTCGATGCCATGCTGGCTGAGCTACTCTCTTTAGCCAATCATTTTCCATATCTTTTGTAATAGGATCTCCCATGTGCATAAAGAATGTAGCCCTAGCCCATACTTGTGGTTGAACCTGAGAACTTTTTATGTTCCAATCTTTTGTATTTACAATCTCTGCAAAGTGTTTACCTACATGAGCATAGGCAAGATATAGTGTTCCTAACTTTCTTTGAACTGTAAACTTTGTAAATGCTTCGGTTGGAATTCTATATGTTTTGTCTCCGTCGGTGTATCCCCATCTAGGAGGGGCACCAGTCTCTAATAATTCTATCTGATGAATGAGGTTGTTGATGTCGTCCCAAACTAATTTATCTTCACGATTGGCAGTGTTTACTGATATCGCAAATTGATTGTGCAAGCCATTGAAATCAAACTCGTCTTGATTTAAATTAAAATGTGCTGCCTTATCCCACAAATCGTTTAGAAGTTTTTCTTTATCTCGTTCTAACCAAAAATATTCCCTAGAATATTTAACTTCTTGTTCTAAGAACCGTGCGTGATTTTGTGAGAATTCGTCTGCGTGTACAACAAAGTCTAAATCGTTAAAACTTAATATCATCATATCCACCCTGTAATTTAATGTTGGCACCCCACTGTGGAGTCTGTTCAGCACCCGAGTCTTGTAAGTCGGCTTGTGGATTTTCTAAATCAAACAATTTCATTCTCGCTCTATCTACACCAACCATAAATCTTTTGTTCTTAGTAGGATCAGCATAACGATTCTTCAACTGTTTAACCATCAATTGTCCTAACTGTTCTATCTCTTCTGTACTTATAAGAGCAAACATCAAGTCTGCTGTAGCAGGCAAACCAAATGATTCTGAGGTATCCGTCAATTCAACGTCACTGTTTCCATAACCACCTCGAGTTGTCTGTGTCGCTGACATAATAGGAATATCAAACTCTACTGCCAAGCCACGTAGCTCTTCTGCAATACTCTTAATAATTGTATAGCTGTTCGCGGCATTGCCAGGACGGAATCGAGAACTACCACAAATGTTTAGATAGTCAATAAAGATAATGTCAGGAGCAAAGTTACGCTTGAGTCTAAGTTCATTCAACAATGCTTTAAAATGTCCGGCGTGTGCTGATGCTGTAGGATATTCTTTAACAATTAACTTACCATTAATCTTTTTATTAATTTTAGAAATCCTATCGTCGAACATACTCTTAGGCATATCCTTCAAATCCTGAATAGGAATGTTCATTAAGTTCGCATCAATACGTTCTGCAATTCTTTCCTCGGACATTTCAAGTGTAATGTACAAAACATTTTTGCCTGTGCTAATAGCGCCTGCTGCCATATGACACATAAACAAAGACTTACCTACACCTGTACCTGCAAGTGCTATGTTCAATGTTTTATTTGCTAGTCCGCCTTCAGTAATCTTGTTAAACATCTCTAAGTCAAAGGGCATCTTCTCTTCTAGTCTGTGATAAAATTCAAAACGCTGATCTGCGTTCTCAATATAATCGTGTCCTACGTTATTGTCGAACCCAACTGCAAGAGCATCTGACAATATACTAGGTAATGCATCTGTATTGTACTGCTGATTCTTACCATCAATAATCTGAATCGAATCCATAATAGCATTGTAGAGTGCCTTGTCCTTACAGAATTTTTCTGTTTCTTCAACCAACCATTTAGTATCTAGTTCTTTATCCTCTATATTGTTGAGGAACTCATTTATCTCTTTGTCCTCAATCTCAGACACACGTCTATCATCTTGACAGGCAATAACGATTGCCTCTTTACTAGGGCAAGCATTATACTTCTCAGTATACTCCCAAATTTTAAGATAGATTGTACGTTCTGCAGAGTCGTTGAAATATTCACTTTTCAAAAAAGGAATAACTTTCCTAAGATATTCCTCATCATAAAATAATTTTGTAAGTATAATTCTTTCGACTCTATTTTCCATCAGCTAAGTTCCAAGTTGTAAACGAATAAACCGTCTCGGTTAAAGTAATTATCCATTGTGAATAAAATAGCATTATATATTACTTCAGGATCAAATGCAACATCTTTTAGTCCTGTTTGGTTAAGTGTTCTGCCGGCTTTAATAGGACCAAACTTAATATTGCATATTTGTTTATCTAGGCAAAAATTGTTAACGTTGCTTTTAGTTCTTCGGTATTCTCTTTCATCGTCGTCTAAGAATATATTTTTAGTTGCCAACAACTCGTCAGAATATTGATCGATTGTTCCACCTATGTTAATTAACATTATCCTGTTATTACCTGTAGGCCACATCTTAAGAGTATGCCAGTCTGAATAATGGTTGCCATACAAGTCCATTAACATATGCATCTGGGCATCGTCCCATGCCGAAAAGTTATAAGCATTGTTAATTATAACATCACAATCTTTAGACTTTTCTACAATAGACTGCCTGTCTTCTGCATTTGAAATATCGTATCCTAGACTTTTAGAGAATCCAATAACATGGTTACCTAACTCCTGTAAGTTTTCAAATACAAGTTTACCAAGTCCTTGTGTATGTCCAATGACTGCTATCTTTTTACCCGTGATCATATATAATCTCCTTAATTTTTATTTCGTTGGGTCTCATCTGACGATGAGGAACATCAACTCCTGTATTAAATCCTAAGCAGACTCGGCATGCTTGGATATTTGTTTCCGACTCCATCATATTTTTAATCAATTCACCTGTGTTTTCTTGGTGAAGTGGAATTGCATCTTTGCTAAAATCAAAGGGAGGTTCTATTCCGCTCTGTTCATATAACTTTGCCTTAACATAAGTCATTGGACATCTGTAAAAGTGTCCGCCGTATATGGCAATAGCGCTATCCTTCAGCCAACATTTTTTCCAAATGTCTAAGGCTTCTTCTTCTGTATTTAATGTGTCTTTATGGTGCATCACTTTGAAATGCCCATTTACAATGTTAACCTCAGAACCCTTTGCTACAATATCTCTTTGGTATCCTACTAGGGTTTTAACAACTTCCATATCTGTTAAAATTCTAAGCTGTAGTTTAGGATATATTTTTTGATACCCTTCAATCTTTTTAATTATTTTATCATAATTTATATTTGTATCTCGGTATATGCTGAGATTAATTGCATCTAAATTTTTCCAAAATTCTTCAGGCTGAGACAAAAGGTTTATACCATTAGTAATGATACAGTTCATTTTAGCCAGGCCAATCTCTTTAGGGTATTTTAAAAACTCGACAATCTCTGGGTGTAGTGTACACTCGCCACCTGTGAACCTGGCTATGTCTAGTTCATAATACTTATTTAGAGCATCGCAATCCTTTTTAAATTGCTCTAAAGATTCAAACTCTGGTTTTAGATATGGACTTGCCATAGAACAATTGAGACACTTCAGGTTGCAATGCAACACTGGGTACATTTCAATATAGTTCTTTTTATACTTCACTAGCGATCCATAACAGCATTCAGTAATCTATCAAACTGCTTTGATGGGTCACCATATGTAGTTTCATTATTAAAAACAGGATAATTGTATGGACCATATTTTTCATATGTTAATGAGACACTTGGCGCCACTGCATTAATTGCCATTGAGGCCCTATGTTCTGAGTTACCATATTCCACACCGTCTACTCTAAGCCAACAATCGGAGTAATAGGGTACTCTATTTTTAGCGTAGGACATAATTGTTCCTGTATCATTTGAAGCCTCGTAACCTCCCCCGACTTTAAAAGTGGGATCTTCGTCTATAGTATGAGCCAATCCTAATTGATGTCCAATCTCATGTGCAAAGATATATTCAGTAGAAGTTTCTTGTTCAGGATCTATGGTTGCAATATCATTCTTGCTATAACAAGCAGTCATGCCAGCCGTCAAACCTTCTCCTTTCCATTGCCAACCTGCACCGCATACTTCCCAGTCTTGTTTATTATCCAACATAACATGAACCATGTCTGCTTCGTATTTGTCTACAAGCCAAGCCTTTTGATAAAAGGGTGAGTACTGATCCCAGTCTTCTAAATCATAAGCAAGTTCAATAT